GTTTCCCAGTCACGATCGGAAATGGCGGCGTGTCTTTACGGCCCCGCCATGAATATCATAGGTGACGGCGTCCGTATATTCTTTATCCTGCTTAGTCATGCGCAGGGTGATCGAAGGTACATGATCGAAAGTGACGACACGGCCCGCCATGTCTTCGATTACTTCGAAAGCGCGATTGCCGAGTACTTCCTTGTCAACACGGCTATCTTCGCGGTGTTCCCGCAGCGGGCGTCCGTCCGTGGTCAGTGAGGAAATCAAGCGCTCAATGCGGGTACGCTCATTTGAGGATGCGCGACTATCCTGCTGGCCTGTGGGTCCGATATACTCGTAATCAAATCCATAGCTTTCGATGTTAGTACGGTAGCTATCGACACACTCGCGTAGGATTGGCGATGCGAGGTAGACCTTCATGAGGTCACGGTAGCTAAAAATGGTCGGGACAATAGTGGCTTCGGGGGTACTGCCAATATCGCCCTCAACCACCGAGTAGAAGGCGGAGCGACCGTCTGACCCGAATAGTGATTTCCCGATCACCTCAAAATTAGTGGAATCCGATAACTCCCCGGTATGGCCCGAAGAAACATGGATACCGCCAGAATGTCCTTCTGTAGTGCTGCGGACTCTGGGGGCTTTTTGCTTATTTGACTTGAGTTTGATTTTCCGCGCCATATGCTCCAACTCCGTAAACGGTTCGTTGGAATATAGCGTATCATTTTCTTAAAGACAACTTCGGTTTCTTTTTGATGGGGGTCTTGCCTTTAATGCGTAGCTTTTTGATCCGTTTCTTAGGGGCCGCAGATACAATGGGGGTCAGTTCGATATGCTTGTATGTTCTATTAAAGTTTGGCATGTCCCAGATAAGAACCTGCCTAGTTGCCAGAGAAACCCCTGTCAAAGCGTCGATGCGGTCGAGCGTAGTTCTTGCCCATAAGTGCCGATGTAGCTGTTCGTAGACACTCTCTTGGAGAGGCATTTTACCCGTGGCCCGGTCGAGTACCCGGCTAACAACGTATACAAAGATTTTCGTGTCTAGGTTAACTTCCGAAATCCAACGCTTAGACGAGAACTCGCCTAGCATCTGGAAGAAGGAAGCATCCGACGTATCCTTGATTGGGGCAGATACGCCAGCCGTCATGCAGGCCACTAATGGGTGACTAAATACGAGCCGCCAATTCGTGCCTAGGCTTTGCTGTAGGCGCTCTGACGCGCTTAGTCTTCTCTTGATAGGCATTAGTTGCTACCCGCCCCCTCTTTGCCCGTTTCGGAGATAATTTCAAAAGCTATACATGCCGCACCGTTTTGTGTCCAATCGTAGTGCGGATCGCCAAACTTAATCCCGATTTCTTTAAGGTAGTCTAGCGATAGCTTTAGAGCGTCGAGTGGTTCGATCCTGCCGCCCGACACAAGTATGAGCGTCATGTAGCCTAGGAAACTTCTAAGGTCGGACGATTCCGTGGCTCTCCATGTGATAACCTGTGGTGGGCCTCCCTCGTTAGCGCTGGATGGCGGGCCTAGTCGGTGCGGTTGCTCTGGAAGGAGTTCCCAGCAATGCCCGCAAACCCATACGTTTAGGTACCAGCAACCTACGGTATGTTTGCACTTTGACATGTCAGCGGTTCCCGAAGAATGGATCGGTGCCGAACCGGAAGGCCCACAACGGGCATTTGGTTGATGCGCATTCGGTTACGCCCTTACGAGTCCCGGTGCAAACGATGCACATTGCGGTGATCGCAGTGGCCCGATTGCGTACACGGGCGCGGTAGCGAAGTTCTTGCAGGTTGTTGACGTCGTAGGGGGTCCGCAAGGCTGTAACGTAATCTTCGATAGTGTACCCGGTTCTAGCTGTGCTATGCCCGAGGCTTGCCGCTAGTAGGACGGCGCGACGAATGGCGGGGGCAGGGGCCGCAGCGCCGTATACGCCCGATAAGACGCCGCCCGAGGGCATGGGGGCTTTGGGCTTGGCTTCGATGTGTAGCGGGGCTGTAGGGGTCGCTACGTTCTCGCTAGGCTGTTCGCCCGAGGGTAGCTTAGAGCGTTTTTTGATAGCCATGGATTAGTCCTCCGCCGCATCGGTATCGTCGCCGTCGTCGCCATCGCCGAAAAGGGCTTTGACGTCTTCCTCGTCTTCGTCCGTGCAATCGATTGTAAGGGGTGGTAGTTCGTACCCGCGCAACGGGTCTTTCCCTAGCCGAAACGGCCATAGTGGGCAAGTGATCGAGGCACACTCCCTGATACCGGGGGAAAAGCCGCCTTGGCACCAATAGCAGTATGCGCGAATGGCTGTGGCGCGGTTCTTGATCCGTGACCGGGCTTTATTGGTGGCCGGGTCGTCGTCAACGTCCGTAGCTCGTATATGTGAGCGCAGGGTGGGGAATACAATGTTGCGGGGATCGATACATTGGTTCTCTAAGGCAAAGTCGAGTTCGTCGATCTGCGCTTCAAGCTTCAAAGATTTGAGCGCAGAGGATTGCTGCATTTCATCGCGCAGCTTTTCCTTTTTTGCTAACAAATTTGATCTTTCGTCTTGTCCCGCTTCTGACAATACGACGCCGTTTACTTTGGTTCTTTTCGATGGGTTTGACATACTCGTCTCCGACGATGATTTTCAGCATCTTTGTAATGGGTTCGCGCTCGGTGACGTTGCACCCGGTAGAAGCGCCCGCGTCGATAGCGGTGACGGTGTACCACTCCGCAAATTCTGGATCGAACTTATCCCAATTTTTTAGGAAGTACTGACCAAGATGGTCGAAAGCCCCGTCTGACACAATTGTGTGGTTCGGGTATTTTTCATAGAGGATAGAGGCTAAGACGTAAAACTCCATGGCTTGCTTAAAGCACCCGTCCATGAAGCTCCATGATTTAAGCCTCTCAGCTTTGGCCGCGATGGCCCGCATACGAGAGACTTGATCCTGCCAGAATTTGTCGATGTAAAGCTGAGCGGCTTGCTTATCGCCGTGGCCTTGCTCAAGGAATTGACCAAGCCGCTCAAGGTCGTTTGCCCGTTTCTTCGCCTTACGTATAATGAGCCGCTTCTTAGGCGGCAGGATTAACTTGCGTTTTTTGATAGGCATAATGACCCCGTGTTTGCTCGATTGAGCTTATATCGAGGTACTTTGAAGGTCAAGGGTTTTTAGTCCGTCTTGGGTTAACCCGGCGCGAGGTTTTGCGAGTAGTTACAGACCTACGCCCGCCGATTAGTGGCATTTCATCTGCGCTAAGTTCCTCTAGTTCGACGGTTCCTATCCCGGTTCTTCCTCCATGCAGCATCAACCCACTTTCACCCCTGAACGTAGGCTGTGTGGACCATGCAGATCGGCGCGTAAGCAGGTACGAGGCAACGCCGCATACTGCATCCGCAACGTCCTTCGATCCACGAGGCTTGTGGTCAACCTTTTCCTTGGTTCCTTTACGGACATACTCAAGCTCGGTCAGTTCCTTAATAAGGGTTTGATGGCGGGGAAGTAGGATGCGGCCATCATAGAATGCATCCCGCAGTGTTTTGTAGGGCTGCGTGGTGCGGTCCATCGAAAGGTACTCGGTGACAAATCCCTTCTTCGCGAGTGTTTGCCTAAAGTCAACGGATTGAAAGCCGTCAGTCGTGACAACCTTGATCGGTAGTCCGTAGTTATCGCGCAGATTGTAGATGATCTGGCGGATTTTGGAAAAGTCGATTTCACCGTCACGGGGCGGCATGATCCGCAGGATAAGGTCATAGGCGATAACAGGCAGCACTTCGACACTTGTTTTACCTGTGTCTGGGTCGCGCCGTTCGATAGTCTTGGTCCCAGCTATATGACCAATAGCAAGACCAGCGCTATCCCGAGTAACAGCAAGGTCAGCGTGACAAACCCGCATAGTATGCACATCATCACGAATGCGCTCTTTAAGTACTGACGGAAGCGATACGTCAAGATCAATTTCCTCCAATGGGATAACCGATTGGTACGCATACTGATCGGCTAGGCTCATGCAGGTGAACAGCTTTTCGCGGTTCTGGATGAAGGGATGCGAGGCTAGGGTGGTCATGCCGCCGAAGTCGCGAACACACCCGTCAATGTCCTTCTCGAATTCCTTACGGAAATCTTCTGGTACATGCAGGATGCTAGTATCCTCGGAGTCTTCAACCTCTTCGTTATCGCCAAGGATACGAGAGCGTGTGCGCTCATTACCTACAAGTACTCGAAACTCTTTTTCAGAGTAGCGAGAACGGCCCTTACTTTCCCATAGGGATTTCGAGAACACATAGATTTCAGGATCGTCGCCGCCTTCCATAACCGACTCAGCCGCTTTAAGTTCGGTAAAGTCATCGGGGTAACGGGAAGAGGATACTAGGAACAGTGTGCCGGGTAGCTTGCCGCGATGAAGGAAGCGGGAGCGGCGGCGCTTGGACAATGTCAGGTACAGGGCTTTAGCCTGATCGTAGCCGCCGCCCTCATCCGCGCTTGCATTCTTCGAGTTCGAAACCTTCTGCATGAAGTTAACTTCGTCGAGCAGGCCACCGATCACGTTGAGGGAGATTGCGCCCGTATCCGACGACGACACAGGAAGGATTGAAACATTGTGCTTCATGAATTTCATTTCAGAGGTGATTTTCCTATCGTAGGGGAATACCTCTTTGAAGTATGGCGAATTACTAATGAACTTACCAAATTCCTCGAACACGGCTTTCTTGGCTGTGGTTAGTCGAACGGACTGAATAGTAAAGACGATGGAAGAGTGCTGTTGAATGCCGAATGTCTGTTGCGGGTTACGCATACAGGATAGCTTGTATATTTGCCGCGCCATAGAAAGGTTTGCAGCGGTCGTTTTACCGCCGCCGATTGCACCCTTCATGACGGCTTCGACGTACTGTTCTGTCTCGACGGCCTCAAGCACCTCTAAAACGCCGGGGTAAATCTCTTCTTGGTCGAGTCCAAGGTATGTCCCGCCGAATAGGAACTCATCAAGAGGTACAACGCTGCGCTTATACCGAGACAGGTTAATAAGGTGTTCAAGGTCGCCATCCTTACCGACCTCGTCCAATGCTTGTTCGTACTGACGCCGCAGTTCGACGTCGGTTATCTGGTGTATCTCCGAGGCAATATCTCGAAGGATCGCCGCAATATCCTGTTCCCTTTCTAGCTCTTCGCTAGGTACTGAGGTTTGCATTACAAGCTTGGGCTTTTTCTTGAGGACAAGCTTACGCCGTGGGCGGATCAATGTTTTCTTTGGCTGGCTCTGTTCAAGAACTTGACGCTTACGAATTGGCATTTCCTACCCTACCGACAAGACCGCCTACGAGGGTGGACAGCATATCGCGCTGTTTCTCGTCGTGCGAAATTCCTTTTAGATCATCGCGGACGCCCTCTGGGTATCCGTGAAAATTCATATCGATTGATCGCCCAATTTTACCGCGCAGCTTGGCAAGAGCTTCCAAGAGGTTATTTAGCGTCTCAACGTCCTTGTGTCCCGAGGACAGTAGCGTTCCAAGATTGCGCTCGTTCTTGTAGGTGATACCGAGACGGGCTTTCTGTAGGGCGATAAGGCGCAGTAGCTCCGTCTCTTCGTCTAGGGCAATGGCGTTTGCGTCGAACAATGTATCGATGTTCGACTCATCGGAAGCGTCGTCTAAGGCAAGCGGGCGGCAAAGCTGTGCTCGGGTTTTACGGAAATACTGCAAGTAGGAGATTGCCGTCTTCTGCGTGACGTCCATGTAGCCACGGGTTATGCAGTGTTCCGCGATAGTCGAGTTCGGGGTTCCTTGGCGGATCATAGCCAAGATAATCGAGTAGAAGGGGCTGTTCATGATGTAGGAAACTGCGGTACGCGCTTGGCGCTCCGCAGCGGATTCTGATCCCGGTAGTTTGACCCTACGACGTAACGTCTTCCTTTTCATTTATTGCCCCCTTTCCGCACGATACGTTTCTTTTCCGGCTTGGTGGTCGTGAAGCCGTTGGCGATTGCATCCGCTACAATCGATTGCATGGCTTCGGCGTAGGACATTCCGCTATCCTCGCATTTTTTCTTGATCTTGCCGAGGTTAGCGTGAGTGACTTCGTCGATCTGGAAATAGTGGTGATGCTTTCCGCCGAAGCTGAAAACCATATACCCCTTGTCGAGTTCGCTACCGCTTTCCTTGAAGATGGAGTTCAGCACCGACGACAGGTCGTCAACTGACTTGATAGTTTCCTTGGCAGCGTCAAGCTTCTTACGCTGCGTAGCCGTCATGGTTTTCTTGGCTTGGTCGAGAAGGGTTTCAAAGGCTTTCTTGTTATGGAAGCCCATCGCTTTTTGAGCCACTGTAGCATCGCCCATTTCCTTCACAAGCTGTTCGTAAATCTTTGCAAGCTTCGACTTGTCCGTGACGTTCCCGCGCAGCACGTTTCTTTTCGTTAGCGCGAGTGTCAAGTCGGTGTCAGACCATTCCTTGACGATACAAGGTACGGTATCCATCCCGATCACGTTTGCTGCCTTCCAGCGATGGTGACCGGACCCAATCTCGTAGTACCCCGGCTGCTTCGTGCTCTCTCGCACAAGGATAGGTTCGTCAAATCCCTGTTCGCGGATTTCCTCGCAGAGTGCATCAAATACCTCTTCGGTCATGACGTTTGGGTTATCCTCGTGAGGGATAAGACGATCAACCGGAATATACGTGATCTGCGGGTGCGACTTGTCAACGTTAGCTGCTGGCTTCTTCACGCTTTTCTTTTTGATAGGCATTTGACTGATCTTTCTGGATGAGTTGGGGGAACAAGTCGTGCATTTGTTCGTCGGTCAATCGTATCACGCCGTCGTCAAATATCAAGCACCAGTCGCCCTTTGCAAAATAGACCTCCCCGCATATGCTGCGAACGGCCAATTCAAAGGTTCTATCCTGATTCTGCTTGAGCCAAGTCCCGGTTGGTAGGTAGGGCCACTTAACGTCCGTACCCATTATCCAATTGGCAAACTCTAGGATTAGCATTTCTTTGGTGAATTGTCGATAGCGTAACGGGGTATGCGCTCCGTCAAGTATGTTAGTCATTTTAGTTTTCTCCGACGTATAAACCCTTTCTTGGGTGTATGGCTCCCGGCGACCATCGCATCAAAGACGTCACGGCGCATAAACACTTCTTCGGGGCCATCGCACAAATCAACGTATCCGACGTACCGCATAGCGTGGTGGATTGCGCCCCGGCCATAGGTCCACGTAGCACGGATACCCAAGTCTCCGATACTGATCCCCATATGCCCGCACTCGCGCAGATATTCCACAACGTCGGCGAAGCTGTACGTCTCCCCTTTTAGCTCTTCCAAGAAACCAAGGATCGCTCCCGATGTTTTGAACTTCGGCAGTGGGTCGCGGGCAATGCCTTCGATATGGTCGCACATAGAAACCATGTTGACCGGGGCGTTGAAGGTTTCCCGTATGACGTCCCGCCATGGCTCGATCTGATCCCGCGCCCAATCGGGGTTCTCTGCAATCGATTGCAAGTGGGCTAGAAGCTGCGCCTTGTCCGACCGCTTAACGACAAATGGATAGTCTGGGAAGAATGTTTTCTGGTAGTCGGCTTCGGGCATGATGATAGGCACGCCCATATAGATCGCCTCCGATAGACCGACCGGGCAGTCTAGGTGCGACATTGGGGCAATGCCTGCGTGGCAAGTGCGCAATAGCTTCAAGAAGTTGATGCGCGAGTTTTTCTCGATAAGCTGAAACTGCGGGTTATTGGCCGTAAACTCGATCCCGATCTTGCCCATGGCTTTCTTCATAGGACCGCCGAGTGACCCAGACAGGGACACAATGAGCTTCGCATCCATCCCGCTTTTATACAGGTAGTCAAACCAAGCGAGGTGTTCCTTGTAGGTGACGCCCATGATGCGGCCTACCGAGATAACACGGAACCCCTTTTCATGCTTCCAGCGGTTACGCTCGTAGATTTTGTCGAGTTCTGCGATTTCGATACCCGAGGGGGTGATGTGTGTGCGCTTCGTCACCCATTCGCGGATTGTCGATTGCGTGTAAATGCCTTGCATCCCGTCAACAACCTCTGTCCGGTTGTGGTCAGAGATAAAGATCGTGCTATCCGCCGTGAGATACCCTTGGCACTGGTTTAGCCAATAGGCTTGGCCTACGTGTGACCGCAGGCGTGTCTGAGGGAATTCCTCGATAACGACCATAGGCAGGCCGTAGTGTTTGTCTGTGAAGTTCCCGCCGTTGTCGTGGAAGCGTGGGCTTTCTAGTACCCTCTTTTGCATAGAGGCTGCGCCCGTGCGCGAGGTACAGATAACGTCGATCTGATACTTGCCAGCTATCCGGTTAAACATATTGAAGAAATCATCGGTGACAAGGCCATCGACGATAAACTGATCCTGAATATATTGCGTGCGAATGATGCCGACGTTCGGGTGGTTCTCAATCTCGTTGGGCGTATACTCGACGTCTGGCACCATCCAGTAAACGAAATGACCGCGACTTACAAGTTCGCGGACCATCGAAACGTACTTGTTGTAGGTCGAACTTGACGATAGGTTGGCTACCTGCACATAGACCGGGTCGATTAAAATGCGTAGCCTTGGGGCTGGCACGAAGCGGTGCGCCCATTTATGTTTAGCTGTCATGGCATGATTCCTGTTAAAGAACGGGGTAGGTGGTAACGGCCTTGCCGACGTGCATTGCCTGTGCAATAGCCTTCGGAATTGCAGGAACTAGCCCATCCCAATAAAAGACGAGGCTATCTGACGAAGACACAACCTCGATATTCCGCACCTCGAAGGCGCGCTCCGATCCGAGGCTCTTGATCTTTGGGGTGATGCATGAGTACGGAATTTTGTTCTCAACGCACCAATCGATTATGAGTTTTTCAACCCCCTTGGAGCCTCCCGTGCAGACGCGAATATCGCGCATACTGAGGCCGATAAGGGTGATGTGCCGCCTGATAATGGACACGGCATAGGGTCCGTTGTCGTAGACCCTTCCTCGTAAGTCGCGCACGCCGATTATGCCGACCGTGTGTTTGTTATCTGCGGAGTTCATTGTTGCCTCTGAGCGATATGGGGAATGGGGTATGCTCAGAAACTATAAGGGCCTAGCCGTCGATAATCAACTCCGCGTTGCTAAGAACCTCCGCACGGGATATACGGGACACTTTTTCCTCTGCAAACTCAGACGAATAGGTGTCGGGGTGGGGCGCGGTGAGTTTGATTGTTTTCTTAGCTATGGTGGTAGCATGTGTGTATTGAGGTTTCCCGCCGACCACGCGAGCGCGAGCACCGTAAACGCCGTTGCAGTCGATTGTAAGCTCCACGACTACGTTAACCTTGTCGAGCGGGTTACCTCTTGTCTGCCGAGTAGTGACGTGCAGGCAACGGGCGCGGACACCTGTATTGTTAAGCTTGGTCATCCCCGATACGTCGCTAACAAACCCTTCGTCTATAAGTTCCTTGACGCGAGCGGTAGCCGTGCTGCCCGCAAGGCCAAGCCCCTTTGAAATATCCTTGCGCGTGCAGTAGGGGTTGTCGTCGATGAACATGTAGACTTGGTAACGTAGCCCGGTAAGGAATGGATGGCGGACGTCGCTCTCATCCTTGTTCTCGTTCGTCGCCTCCGCCACTGGTTCCCGTTTCAGGTTCTTGCGCTTTTTGATTGCCATGGTTCGGCTCTCCTATGTAGGTGAAGAACATGCGCGGTGCTACCTCGATGCCGCGCATAAAACATGCGTTTATTAGAGAGGATAGTACCTCAGTTAAGCTAGAAGTATCGAGTACACCCGATAGGGTGGCCTGCGATATGTCAGAGACGGCAAGGTGCAGCATGGCAACAGAGGCGTGGTCAAAGTCCGGTGGATTCTCTTGGTCGCTGATAACCTCTAGTTCGTATTTACAATTTTGTACTTTACGTAGCTTAAAACCTAATGCGTTCTCTTGAATGATTTTAAGCTCATTATCTGTAAAATATGAATTGTTGGTTTTCGCGTAATTGACCGTCACTGCGTAATAGATTGCTGAAAATCTTTCTAATGGCGAAGCCGTCAGTAGTTTAATCCGCGCCTCGCTAAAAGTGTTAGAGGTTGACTTGTTAGTAAATAAACCAATGGTTTCTAAATATTTCTCAAGTAGCATCCTACCATAAAGGGGTATTTCCGCGCTTGGCTTATCTGCGCTGGCAAGCATGTAGGCAATGCTAAGCGTTGCGATGGATAGTAGGTGATCGGCCAAGGTCAGTCTCCGTAGTAATAACTCGGAGTGGCCGGGATGACGGATAACAGGGTTCGGATCATCGACAGTATCCACAAACCCTGTCCATGCCTTTTGCATGTGTAGCGTATGAGCAATTGCGTTCTCGTGGTGAGTAAGGGAAACCTGCAAGGATGGACGATCCGAGGCTTTCCCTTGCTGTTTAACGATGGATTCAACGTCTTCCTTATCGAGCGAGGTGGTAGACAGGTAGCGTATAAACTTGTCGGCAAAACTGTCTGTAATATCAAACTTGTCACGGATATGTTTCTTGATGGTATTACGGTCTTCGCCATAATTACCGATAAAGATTTTACGTGCCATTTTAGAAATACCGCCCTAGTCGTTTGCATACCCGAAGATAAGCTACGATAGCAGCTTGCGCCAGTGAGTACGAGGTAAAAGAGCCTGACTTGGTCGGGTAGTACATGCTCCCGTGGGCGCGTCGTGCTTCCCTGTCAGTGTAAATGCATGACACTCGGAAACTGGTGCTACCCTCGCTATTAACCGGGGGGAATGTTTCTATGCGCCAAACGCCTGCGTCAAATAATGACAGGTAGTCAGCGGGTTCATAGGGGATTTGATTACGTGCGATTAGTGCGCTAGCAAGTATGTCCGTGACCAAAGAGGGCTTGCAATCGATTGTAGCTGAATGCTCAACCGCTTCGATCCTCTTGTAGGCGATAGCCGCTTTCGCCTTACGAATTTTCCTCGCTTCCTCAATCTTGGAAACCCGTACCTTTTCCGCTGTCTTGGCCGAAGGCTTTAGTCGTATGGAGCGCTTAATGGGTTTGGTAGACTTACGCATGATGGGCCTTTATGGAGAACGACCGGGTTTTTACACCCGGTCGCGTAGGAGGAAAACTACGACAAACCCTTGGGGTGGCCGTCGCAGTTATAGAGTAGCATACGCGGATATTGACGTCAACCGATTGGTTAAAGCCCTGCGGCCTGCACATGCATGAAATCGTAGTTGCGGGTACGCCCGAGGGATAGCCATCCTGCGCGTTCCCAGCAAGACCACCACTTGTTATAGACGACCTTTGCGAACTCTGCGCGATCCTTGCCCCAGCGGAGTTGGTTACGCTCTGGGTCGAAGTCCATGGCTGCGCCGTATGCGTGTACCGACCACGAACTGCCGCCGCGCATTTTACGCTTGTTGTAGCCGCCCCCGTATAGATCAAGATGAAGCTCCCTGATAGCGTCGATGCCGTATACTTTTAGCACTTCGGCCAAGACGTCTTGTGCGCTGGCGGCGCATTTCTTATTCAGGGTGATACGGGTGACCGTCGAAGTCTTGTCCCATGCAAGTCTCATCGGGTACGGGGCGGGTACCGTAACAAGGTTCTCCCCCGGCGCACCGTAGAAGCTTTCAAGGTTGTGGTAAGCAGGCCATGAATGGGGTGCGTCAACGGTATGGTCGTCGCGCATGAGGTCTTGCCACTGTTCGATCCCGTACATGGTGTTCGGGCCGTACAGACCGTCGATATTTCCCGAATACAAACCAAGCGACCGTAGCAGGAGTTGGGTTGCCGCCGTGATCTTCCGCTTTTCGGGCCAGTTAAGAAATCCCATACCTTCGAGGTAGCGGTTCGGCTCTTTCGAGCGTTCATCTGTAAGGGCGGAACTGATAGCCCGCTCAAGGGGGATTGACGGGACGTCGCTAATGGGGCCGTCATAGTTCCCCGTCTTGGAGAGATAGGCCGCGACTGCTGATAGGGGGAGTGCAGATTGAAGCATGATATTTCCTTTCCTATGCTGCGGGTAAGGTACATCATGCACATTAAAAAAGGAAGCCCCAACTAAGGGAGCTTCCTATTCAAAGATTCTTTTTTAACCACCACTCTGCAACGCCGATTTCGATAATGTCGCCCTCGCAGGCTTCTTCGATTTCGTCATGGTAGGTATCGTGTATGCAGCTTAGCGGTATCCAGAGGTTAGAGGCGGCGTACCCCGCATCATCCCAGCGCAGGGAGCATAGGAAAGCGTCTTGGGTTTGCCGCCTAGCCTCGACGTCTCCGACGATAAATCGTGTGCGCATGTCAGATAAGGCGTTCTTTCAGTTGCTTGGCGGGCGTAAATTTGATCACCCGTTTTTCAGCAATGGCGATTTCTTCCCCGGTCGCCGGGTTCCGCCCCATCCGAGCTTTCCGCGTGTTGACCTTGAAACGCCCGAAACCTGTGATCGTGGTGGGATCGTCGCCTTCCATGTTATCGGAAATCTGGTCGAACGTTGCTTCGACAATTTCCTTAACATCAGGTTTTTTGATCCCGGTGCGTTTTGCGACCTGTGCGACAAGTTGGTTAAGGGTAGACATGTGTTAGTCCTCTCAGTGTTTGTTTATGAAAAAGGGCCAGCGGTTTGTTAGGCCACCGTACCATGCATCTTTAAGCATCTTTGGTAGCTTAGATACAGTTAGGCCGTCTTTTCGTAGCATGTCAAGGCCGCGCTTCCGGTATTCCCCGAGTTGCTTATGGCTAACGATGTTTCCATCCTTAAACTCAATCGCATTAATGAATTTCTTGCTTGGTAGCATTCGCACGGCGAGGTGGCCGGGGCGCTGGATTACTTGAAACCCGTTAACTTGAATCATGAAGAAAGTTGGCGGCTTGTTCGGGTCCATCGTGTAATCGATTGTACCGAGCATATCGGGGTTATTGTCGGATAGCGCTTGTATGCGCTTTTCGCGCTGTTTTACGCCGATATAAGAGGGGGTCGCTAGGTAGGGGCAGGTGGCGAGGGCATAGGCCCCGCAATCGCGGTGTACGGGGGGATCGTTGTACATTCCGCGAGGGTCGAGGGCGGAGCGTACCCCGCCTACGAACCATACATTATCGAAGGATAGAACCTTGCCGCAGATTGCGCAAAGACCGCCTAGGACGCAGGCGTTGACCTTGTAGTCGTCATTGACCGCGAAGTCCGCGACCCCTTCATTGACATAGGTGGTGTAGGGGATGGGGTAGCCGTTTTGAGCGCCAAGATGGGATAGGAAGTCTGGGATCATTCTAGCTCTGTCCTTTTGCATATTGGATAAGCAGGGCGTGCATGTGGGCTGTGCAGTACACGTCTGCGCCGCGCTTAATTGCGCAGGTATCGGATACTACAAGATCGTCACATACTTTGTACCCGGCATCGACAATAATATAGTTTGGTTGAACAGTTTCAGCTACCGTGTCTTTCATTCCGTCTTTTCCTTACGCAAATTTTCGATATGCGCGGCATAGGTGGAAACATGGAATGGGCCGCAGTAAGCAATCAGGCCGTAGGCTTCTCCGTTGTCTGGGGAAAATCCGTCTCCTGTGTCAGGGTTATCGTTGTCGGGATCAAGGTTATCGGGATCGAAGTAGGCCCAATCCTCGTAGTCACCGAAGTCATATATGGTATGGCCGTCGCCGTCGCTTTCGGAGTCTCCCGGCAAGAGAACACGATACCATCCCGCTTCTGTTGGCGGCTTTTCTTTATCCGCCCGTACCCAAGTCGGGTGTGCGATAAGCAATCGATTGGTTTCCTGTAGGATACTGATGGCATCGTTTGCCATGGTCAAGGCGTCCTTGGTGAGCTTCGCCGCCGAATAGACGCTCTCAGACAATTGGCGGATAACACGGCGCAATCGCATAAGCCCCGCCGTACCGATAAGAAATCCGATGATAAGGACAATGGCTAGGGCAAGGATCGTAGTCACGTTGTATGTGTCAAACATTGGGTATCCCCTTAAAGCAACACAGGGCGCAATGCCCTGTGCCAAGTCGTGCGTAAATACTAACGTTTATGCACATAAAATGCAATAGAGTGGTTATTTGGGGAGGTATCCTGCATCAATATAGCGTTGTAGTAGATTCGCTCCGAAATCTTCAAGTTCCGCCTGCGTAAGCAAAAGGACGGACTCAACCCAAGCACCGTTATTTTTGATGTGCATAGGCAGGGTGATGCGGGCGAAGCACGAATTCGCCCCTGAGTAGAAGCTATCCTCCATTGCTAGGTACTGCCGTGACGTTTTCTCGGGAGGGTTATCCCCGAACTGCGCACGCATGTAGGATTCGAAGCGGGCCTTGAGAGACGGGTTGTCTGTCGGCATTGTGTTTCCTTTAGATTGGCAGACTTTCAATGTCCAGCGCATGAAGATCGAGCAGGATTTGGTAGGCTTCCTTGGGCTTACCCTTAGTGATCGTATGCAGCGTAGTCGCTCCGACAACGGCGGTAAACCCCTGCGCTTCGATGAAGAAACAGTTGGATTGGGCGCGATCCATGGCGACCTCTTCGTAATGCCCGAACCCTTCCTCTTTTAGCTTTGCCTCGACCTTGCTGGTAAACTTCGTGAGTTTCATTTTGCTTTCCCATTAACAAGGGATCGTGACTGGGAAAC